GGCATAGCAGGGTCTATCGGAAGTGGATTGACTACGTATGCTGCTACATTAGGATAATTAATGGCAAGTAAATACAAGCGGCAGTCTAGAGGAGGCCGCTTTAAAAATCGAGGAGAAGGCTTACGAGCCTCTGTCGATAAAATAAGACAACAGCGTCAAACAGAAATAGACGCTATGAAAGTACAAGCTACTCAGGCTGACAATATTGCTAAACTACAAATCTCAGGATTAACAAATGTAGGCAGGGTTGAGTCAGAGATAGCTGCAAAAAAACAAAAGTTAGAGAATGAGATCTACGCTAAGAAGCGTAATGCTATTACTGTACGATCTGACAGAGAGTATGAAGCTATCATGGGCGAAGCCAAAGAACTTGGCAAAGAAGCAGCATGGTGGGAAAAGTTTGCTACTACACATTCTAAACAGTTAGGTAAAGCTGCTAGTGGTTTAGTTACTTATGCACAGTATCGCCAAGCTGTAAATATTGAAGAAACTAAAGATCCAACAACAGCTAAATCATACGAAGAAATTATCAGTGATAGTTATTTTACTAACTACGGTGATGCTGAATTTGCTACACGTTTAGATTTAAAGAATGACCCTATGATAGCTTCAGATACACTGAAGAAAGCACAGGGTAATTTTTTTAATCATGCTTGGATAGGTAAAGAATTAAAATCAGATGTAAATGCAATTATTGAAGCTAGCTTTCGTGGTTTTCATAAAGGTGAAATAAATCATCAGAATATTGAAGAAGCTGCGGTTCGTGCAGGCTATGCAATCGGAAGTGAAAGAGGATTACCTTTTGGTAGTAAACCATTCCGTGAGTTTATCTCAGCAGTAAAATCAGCAGCTCGAGCAAAAGCATCATCTATGGCGAATTACAAACGCTATAATGACGATAAAGATGATTTAGTCTTACAGTCTAAAGCTTACGCAGCTTTGATGACAGATCTTATAAATGAGGCTAGTACCTTAGATCCTAACTCTATGGGATACAAAAAGATTAGAGATAAAATACAGACTGTACAAAAAGGTTATCATACAATTCTTAACGGAAGTTTTCAAAATTTAGGTGGTGGTAACTATGGGGTATTGACTCGTAATCCTAAACAGTTAAACATGGAAATGATTACGAATACATTACCACATTTAAACTTTACTAGCATAGATCAGGCTCAAGATTTTTATGATGAAATATTTATTTTTGATCCTACTGATGGTAAAACAATTTTAGAAAAAGGAAAACCAGTAGGTATCTTATCTAAAAATATAGAGGTATCACAGCATCTAGATGAAGCTTTCAAAGATTTTGACGGAAAAAGAACTGAAGCTAGACAGCTACGAGAAAAAGGATTACGTTTACAAAAACTACAACCTTTTCAAGAAGTAGTTGATGAAGCTGTAGAGACTGGTGATACAAGTAAAATCACGAATGAATTTAAACAAGCCGCTTTAGTCGCTGGAAGTACTGCGGAAATGCAAGGTACTCAAGAACAGAGTCAGTTATTTACAATAGGTGGTTTTGATAAAGACAAGCATGGTAGTTTAATGAAATATCAACAATTTACCAGTGCCCTATATTCTGGTGATGTCAATGAAGCTTTAACAATCTTTGTTCAACAAGCTCCTTCAAAAGATGGCTATGGTGTTTTACATCCAGTAGCAAAAGAAATATTATCATTACCAGAGCAAGGTAAGACTGTAACTAATATGGCTGAAAAACTCATAGATAATTTACATTCACAGAATTTAATTACTGGATTAAAAAATTATTATGATGAAAACCAAGTACTGGTTATGAAGAGTATTACTACTAGCCGTATTATACAGTTAATGCAAGCTGATACCACTGAGGGTAAGAAACCTTTTCAGAAGTTTGAAGATGCAGTTAGCACTGTTACAAAAGAAATAGAAGCTGGTAAGAAAGGTGAAGGCTTATTTGCTATGCGAAAAGCATCTGGTTTTGAATTAACAGATCAAGGTTATGTAACAAAGGAAGATGCTTCAGCACAAGGATATATGTTTATGGCAGCTGATAGTTATATTGAACCCGGTAAAACTATGGGTCATAAAGATATTCAAGACACATTTTTTACAACTGGAATGGCAAACGTAGGCGGTAGTGCCGTTAACAATTATAATACTCTAAGATTAGAAAAAAATATATATGAAAATTTACGTAGCAATAAATCTATTTTAAGCGTAGAAGAACAGCGTAATATTATATATGATGGACAACGTGGTTCATATGATGAAAGAAGTATTCCAGATAATCTTTTGTCATTAATATCAATGGCTAAAGAAATTGATCCTAAGTTGACTACAAAAAATGTTATGGACATGGTTGTAAGAGGTATTACCAAAGACGGTGAGTTTGAATCTTATAGTGATGTAACATGGTCTCCTAATCACGAAGACCTAACTAAAAAACTTGTAGGTCGATGTACTGGTAATGCAAGAAAAAACTACGCCTTATGTCTAAACTCATTAGCAGAAGCAAATGGTATAGATTTATCAAAAGAACTTATTAACCTATTGAGGATGCAATAATGGAAGAAGAAGAATTACAACAACCACCTATAACTAACTATACTAATGAAAATGTCATAGATCCAGAAGTTGTAGGTGAATTTGCTGCTCCATTTCAATCTAAGATAGGTAACAGTTCAGTAGATTTAACAAAGCAAGCAGCACAAGATAAGATGCTCGAAGAGTATGATAAGTGGTGGAAGCATGGTTTAAACATGGGTGTAGTAGCTGATGATATGAAGGACGAACGCAATAAAATGCGTGAAGACTGGTATCAAAAGTATCATAGCATGAGCTTTGAAGACTTTACAAATGCAAAAAGAAAGCAACCTAAAAAAACTATGTATGGTTATGATGCTAGTTTTAAAGGATTTGCTGAACATTTAGATAATATGCGTCAGGGACTATCTACACCCGGTCTAGGAACT